GCACCGAAGAGAAGACTGATTGGGTCCACATTTTATTCGTTTGCTGTAATTGCTGCCCGCACGGGGGCTACGGCGTCACGGAGTTGTTGGGTTGTTGTAGCAGCGGCAATCGCTGTACGTGCTGTGGTCAACAATGCCAGCCAATCAGAATCAGCCAGCTTGTTAGAAATACCAGCACCCGTGTTGGTGGCGCGGTGGCTTGCTTCGCCCTTGGCCAAAGAATTCAAATTGGCTTGCTGTTGGGCAATAGCTTTGGTCATGTTCACGGTCACTGTGCCATTGACCAGCTCCCATGAATTAAAGAAATCGCCATCTGCGTTGGGCAGCGTGCTGTCGTCAACGATGATGGAATGATTCGGCGTGTCTTTGGTTTTGACTGCTTGAATATCAAGTTCGCCTGTGGGTACGCAGACCGAGACGCCTCCGTTTTCGTTTGTGTAAATGATTACGTTTGCCATGATTGTTTCCTTTTAATTTCCAAAAACTATAATTTGCAAATATGGATTGTCATTTAATCCACCAACTACGTTTTGACATTGAATTTGAAATGCACTTGTAGTTCTTGAAAGTTGAGTTCCGCTTGTACTCACATCTGTAACAATAGACAAATAACCACTAGATGTTAATTGTCTTGAACTACCAACAACACAATAATTTGTATCGCTTACAGAATTTGTAAAATTTAATGTGTAATCGCCAGTACCATTTTTTGTAACAGAACTAATATTGTAATTTGCTCTTGGGGTAATTGGTGTTGAAGATGTTCCATTAAAATTTGCCCAAGCCAAAGCATTGGTGGTCACGCCACTAACTTGATACTTAGCCCCGCCAGTCATGTTTAAATTGCCACTAATTGTTTTGTTAGATAGCGTTTGTGAATCGGTTGTGCCGACCACTGCGCCCGCAGGGTTGCCTACGCCGCCCGCAGGGAATGTTACGCCGGATGTTCCTGAAATTTGAGTTGTCATTTTTTACTCCTTAGTATTTACCTTCGGCATGGTAAATGTTCAAAGATGCGCCATCATAGGTTACCAAATGAATTGGATTAACTGCAATGGTCATAAAGTTTGAGCACCATTAGAAATGGGTTGATTAGGTGCGGCTTCTGGTGCTGGCATGGGTTTGATGGTGTTGTCAGCAGGGTCGTACCAGAACTGATCGGCCACCACATTGTCAGCGCAGGCAGTCCAGAACAGGTCTGTAGCGACTGGGAATGTCTGATCGTCAGGCTCAACTTGTGCCACGCGCCAACCTGTTTCACGAGGTTCAATTTTTGATATTAATGCTTTCATTTGTTGTTCCTTTTACCATTCAAAAATAACTACGCCTTGGTAGCCTGCTCCACCGTTAGAAGTCCCGCCTCCACATGCCCTGCTACCCCCACTACCGCCTGCACCATATGCAGTACCAGCATTTCCGTTGCTATTAGCCGTTGCAGATTGTCCGTTGCCACCAAAGATTGATGCGCCACCGGTTGTAAGGCTTGAATAACCAATACCAGCGGATCCGCCAAAATTTAATGTTGCACCTGAACAAGATCCGCCTGTTCCTACTGCAGAACTGTTCCCACCATTTCCGCCAGCAGTGGCTGTAACTGTTGCAATAGTTTGAGTGCCTGAACTAATACTTGAAGCTCCGCCAGCTGCTCCTACTGTGACTGATATCGTATTCCCGGGAGTTAGACCTGTTAGATATGAAATACCAGCACCGCCGCCTCCGCCACCCCCTGCGTAATTATTTGGTGTTGACCCACCAGCACCTCCGCCGGCTACTACAGTCACTTTCAGCGCTGTCACGCCCGTTGGGATTGTGAATGTTTGGCCTGAGCCAGTTGTAGTGAACGCTTGACCAAGGACGCCGGGAAGACCTCCAGTTGCGGGTGCAATCTGCACGTACCAAGTTGTGCTTGATAGACGATAGAGGAATGTGTACAACCCGCCAGCGGCCAAGGTAGTCGGCGCACCTGAGATCGATTGACCTGTGTTGGCGTTGACTGTCAGCGCGGTGATTGTCTTGGTTGAGCTGAATGTGATGGTCATGCCGTCCGCAGGGGTTGCAGGCATGGTAATTGTTCCCGTTGCCAAAGTAGCAGCAGGGTTCATCACGAGGTTGGTTGTACCCGCAGCGAATGTGTACGAGAACCCAGTTGATGGTGTTTGGTAGTCGTACTGCTGGATCAGGCCGTTGGTGCCGTCAAGTTTTGCTGTCATGGTTGATCCTTATTCGTACAAGATGTTGATTGAACCAGCAGAAAAGGTGTCTGTGCCGTTGACTGTGGTGATGACTACGCGATCAAGAGCACCAGAAAGAGTCGGAGTTGTACCACCAACCATAGAAACAGCTCCTATATCATTTCTACCTATGTTTCCAGAAATAGTCCAAATATTTGAGCCTAATAAAGCTAAAACCAATGTTCCATTTCTAAGTGCTGCGGAATTTGTTCCTCCGTCAATAACAAAACCAGAGTAACTGGGGAAGGCAAAAGAAGACGGATTTGAGCCTCCTTGAGCTTGAATACATGCCCCAATATAACCTGTTGTTACAACACTACCAGAACCAACCTGCATTAAAACAATACTTGAACCATTTGTTTTTACACCGTTAAACATCACAGTAATCCGCTTCACCCATGAAGGAATAGAGCTAAACGTGATTGATGTACCGCTAGTGCTGGCCTGTGCAGTACCCGAGGTCAAGTAGCTTGCACCTGCCACAAGGCCAGAACCCAGTGTTTTGTTTGTGAGCGTCTGCGTTGCGGCAAGTGCGGCCAGAGTATCCGCCGCCACATCAGGCAGTGTCAGCACATCTGTGTTGTTTGTGTTGGGTGCGAGCAACGTGACGGAACCAGTCCCGCTTGCGCCGCCTTGAAGTTTTGCTGATGACATTTATGCTCCTTAAACCACAGTCCAAGTGGAATTTGTGGGGACGGTTACTGTAATACCGCTGTTAACGGTAATAGGCCCAAATGAACCTGCGTTGTCGTTGTTTGGAATGGTATAGCTTGTGGTGACAGTCTGGCCGTTCAAGAAAAAAATCTGGTCATTGCCGCCGCCAACCGCGCCGCCGTTACCCGCAGCTTGCACAAAGTCGCTACCGTTCCAAGCAGCTACTGCGCTTGATCCAGCCGAGATTGAAATACCTGTTGTTGCGCTACCTGCACTGCCGCCAACAAGTTGAATAATGGAATTTGATTGGTTGATGATGCAATAGATTTTGCTTTGCGCTGGCGCATAAATGTATCGTGTTACGCCGGGAGACCCCGTGGGAATCAAAATGGCCATACGCGCTTGGTCTGTTGCACCGTTTGCAATCGTAAGCGTCCAGTCCGCCGAAGTGACATCTTGTGTGGTTGCGCCTGCAACCGAGTCCTCCACCAACTGAGTCAGGGAGTTGTTGACCAATGTGCCCCAAGTGTTGAGGTCTTCCCCCGTCGCCGGAAGAACGTATTGCAGTAATGAGGTGTATGCAGATGACACTTTGTGCTCCTGTGCTTTTTACATTCTAAGGGGTTCTTACACAACCGTCCAGATGGAGCCGGTTGCCACGGTTACGGTTACGCCTGTAGCCACAGATACTGGACCTGCGGAAAACCCGTTGTCCCCAGTGTTGACCGTTGCGTTTGCAGAAATAGTCTGGTTGTTCGAAATCAAACCGTTTGAAGCGTTAAATGTGGGGGCGTATACAATACCGTTTGCATCTAAGTTGACCGATTTCTCGCTTGGATACGTACAGAAAACCGTAACAGTACCAGTGAAAGTGACCGCAGCGCCAGAGTTGCTTGACGAAAGAATCGTTGTGCGGGTCAGAGTGCCACCAGTAGCATAAGTACCGATACCCGCTTCCCAGTTCCCAGACAAGTCTGTTGCGGCGTAGTACGTGGTGTTTGTGTTGCCTACGACGGCAAAGGATTGATACCCAGAGACAGAACCAGACAGAGTAAAGCTGACCGTCGTGTTGGCCGTGCCAGTCTGTTGTACGCGATCTGCTAAAACGAGTGCCATATTTTCCCTTTACGTATCATGCAGGTCAACCAATTCCCATTGGGCGTCCTCAGTTGTGTCAACTGTTCCCCAACCCGCAGATTCATTGGTACTGACCACGCCCCACGCAGGTGTTTGACTTGCTCCAATTGTCGCCCAATTTGGTGTTTCCGGGTTGTTAATCACGCCCCAGTTTGCATTTTCACCGTTAGTGATTGCACTCCAGAACAAAATACCAAAATTTCCCACAGACCCTGCACCCGCGACACCAGAGATTGAGGCGTTGATGTTGAACACCACGGTGCCCACGGCGGTGGAAGTCGATACGCCAGATATGGTCACGCCTTTACCGGGAGCAACAGAGCCAACTGAACCCGTTCCAGAAACCCCAGACAAGGCAGAGTTGATGTTAAACACAACAGAGCCAACCGAGCCTGTTGCGCTAACGCCAGAAATTGATACCACAATATTTGCTACTGCGGTGCCTACATTGCCGGTGCCGATTGTGTTTGATAACTGCTCAGAAGTTTGAACAGAAACGGAATTGACCGATCCTGTGCCTGTAACCCCAGATAAAGCAAAAGACGACGCGGCTGTAACTGAGCCAACAGAGCCTGTGCCAGTGACCCCAGATAGGGCAACAACTTTACTGAAACTGACAGAACCAACAGAACCCGTGCCCGTAACACCAGACAAGGCCAACGTAAAGTTTGCTGTCGTTGTGCCAACTGATCCCGTGCCTGTGACACCTGAGATGGCTTCTGAGATTGTGTCAGTTACAGTGCCGACTGAACCTGTGGCGGATACGCCCGAGATGGCAATCGTTAAATTAGCTTGGGCTGTACCAACATTACCTGTACCAATTGTGTTAGACAGTTGTTCTGAAATTTGCGCAGTGACAGAACCAACGGAGCCCGTGCCTGTGACCCCGCTAAGAGGCACGGTAATATTTGTCGTAATTGTGCCAACGCTTCCAGTACCAACTACACCAGAAATCTGCTCAGAAGTTTGGGGGGCAACAGAGCCTACCGAACCGGTGCCCGTGACGCCAGAAAGTGCAACTGACTGACTTTGTGTAACTGATCCGACGGAGCCTGTGGCGGCAACGCCTGAAAGCGCGACAGAAATGACCGCTGCAACAGAACCGACTGAGCCAGTGCCAGTGACACCTGAGAGCGCAAGCTGCGAGGTAGCAGTGACAGAACCAACGGAGCCCGTACCCGCAACCCCAGAAACCGCAACAGTTATGTTTGGCGTGACTGTGCCAACGCTTCCCGTACCCGTGACGCCTGATAGCGAAACGGTGACGTTGCTGGTTTTTCCGAGGTCCGCAAACGGAGCCCCCGCAAATGGGGTAAAACCAAACATGGTATCCCCCTAGTTTGGTTAAGCGATTTGGATCAGCGCGGTACCAGCAGCGTTTGTTGGCATTGTCAACGTAAAGTTGCCAGCAGTTATGGTTTGTGCGCCGAATGTGTGGACGCTAACTGCTTGGTTACTTTGTGTTGAGTTGTACATCAACACGGTATCGAATGCTGTACTGATGGTCACGTTGGTGAACACCAAGCTTGCAGAAGGTGTCCAATACGCAGTTGTGCCACTTGTTGCAGGGGCAACGCCGTTGGTGAATGTGTTACCGCCCGCCGTGTAGTTTGTGCCCGACACTTCGCCTGTTGCTGAATACGCAGTGGTGGTTGCGTTCAATGTGGCGGTTGTGTAGTACAGAGCGCCTTTAAACGTATCGGCAGCACCACTAGCACGCACAGGGGCGGTACCAAAATTGTGTTGGCCGTTCAAAATAGCGCTCTTGAACGCGGTTGTCATAGCTTGGGTGTTTGCCATAATAGTTTCCTTTTAACCGAGCATTGCGGCCATACCGTCGGCCAATACGTTTTGTTTGAGTGTCACATGCACAGAGCGATGCACCAGCTCACCGTCCAGCCAATACTCAATCGCATCGGTGGATTCATTGTCGTCTTCAAGTGAACATCCTTGCGTTCAAGCAAGGAGTCATCCATGTCGCCTTTGGTGGTTGTTACGATTGCCATGTGCGCTCCTTATGCAATCCGAATGATTGCGGATGTGTTTGTCGATGCTGGGAATTGTACGGTGAATGTGCCGTTGGAAGTTTTGTCATTCCCAAAGTCCAGCACGCATACTGCGGGGTTAGTTGTGCCGTTGTTCAAGTAGATCAACGCGCCTCGCGCCGTGATCGCCCCAGTCCACGCAGCGTTTGCAAACGAGATATAGGCCGTGTCGCCACTGGTCCCCGTTGTCGGGGTTTGTGTGATGGTCAACAGTTGACCGCCCGCCGTGTAGCTGCCGCCCGTGGCCTCACCCACGCTTGTGTAAGCGGTTGTCGTTTGGTTCAGTGTCGCCGCGTTGGTGTACAGCGCGATGTAGTACGTGCCCGAGGTGAAGTTGTACACCCCGTTCATCAAACCTGTTTTGAAAGTGTCGCAAGCCCAATTGCCAGTAAAGCTCATGTTATGTCACCGCCTGACGATATTGACCAGAACGATAAGCGTCTTCGCGCTCCAAACCATCGCCCAGACGTTTTGCTTGTGCAAGTGCTTCTTTGTACTTCGCATCGTACAAAGTCATCATGTCGGTCTCACCCTTCATGTAGGTGTAAGCCTCAACCAGAGTGCCGTACAGCAGCACGCTGTCGTAGTTGTCGCCCAGCCAGCTTGTGCCGGTGGAGTTCGTGACCGAGTTGACCGTTGCAGTGAACGCAACGCCGCTTGTTGAAGTGCCGCCAATGTCCGTGACTGCAGCGCTAACCACGTCGCCCACAATGTAGTACGCGCCACCTTCGGTGATCGTGATGCTCGTGACGATGCCGCCAGAAACAGTGACCGTGGCTGTGGCCGAGTTACCAGACCCACCAGTCAAGGCCACGTTGAAATACGTGCCAGAAGTGAGCGCAGAGCCCAATGTGGTCAGCACCAAGTTAGACATCGTACCCTGCACGATGCTCGCAGGGTAGTAATAGTAGTGCAGCTCGACGTTGTAGTTTTGATCCGGTGTCGGGGCCAACAGAAACGACAACTCATTGGAGATCACACCGCCAGACACAGTCGGCCCAAAGAGCGCGTAGTACTGTGGCAAGGATTGGTATGACGCCGTTGGATACGCTTCCCGCAAGAAGTTCACATCTTTGTTGAGCAGGTAGTTGTAGTTGCCTGACGAGTCAATGACTGCCAAGGAGTACACCGACAAGAAGTCACCGGGGGAGGCCAAGTAAGGAGTTGTGGACGACACAACGCCCAACGAATTTTTGCGCAGCGAGGGGAACTGAATCGTATTGTGGATACGCTGCTCGGCTTGACGGATGAAGTTGTTCATGTCCACAGTCGGGACAGTGTTCTCCGTGTAGTCGGTGACAGCAGTTACAAGCTGCGCGTAGTTCATGCCATCGGACCTCTGGCCATCACACCCTTAGTCGCCGCGCCGGTGCCACGGATTTTGATACCTGTGGATTTGGCTTCGCGGGTGCGGTTGCCTACGCTCACACGGCGTGCGGGCATACCACCGGGGGTTGATTCATCAGCGGGCATTGTGTTGGGGTCGGTTTCATATTCGACGCCCAAGTCAGCTTTGCTCAGCGCTTTGCCGGTCATGGTGTGTGGCTTCGCGTACTCAGAAGCAGGCTTGTTGTTCTTGGCCATATTAGCCTCCGCGTTGGTTTTTTGCACGAGCCATGTTACGGCCAACGGCACGCATTGCTTTGCCGGTCACGCCACCTTTTTTGAGGCCAGACAAGTTGGTCTTTTTGTTCTCGTGCAACTGTTTGTCGTGCATACCAAAAGCTTTTTTGATGAGCTTCTTGTCTTGCGAGATGTCGGACTTTTCGTTTTCCATTTTTGCCATGATCGGCTCCTTATGTCGTTGCGACTGTAACTGTACCAATACTTACGCTTAATGCCAAGTTGTTTGGCGTCAGCGCAGCGTCAAAATATTCAGAGCCCCCGACAGGGTTCCAACCCCATTGGAAAATCCGACTACCACCTTCGTTAGTACCTTGAGCCAGAGGGCTGGTACTCGTGCTTCTGATGATCTGCAGCCCGCTATTCCCAGATACAGTGTAACTGCGATCAGGGCGTGGGTCTCTCAAACCTTGCGGGTCATCGACCGGGAACATACCGAGCTGCAACTGTGGATGATCCGGGTCCCAACACTCAGGACAGACCAGCAAGTCGTAGTTCTTGGTCTTGACGATTTCTTTGCGCAACTGCTTGAGCTTGTACCTCTGCCCACAGCGGTCGCACTCGGCAATCGCCCATTTGCCGGATGCAAATCTGTTTCCCATTTAGATCGTGTTCCCAATGAACTGCTGACGCGGCACAAACCGAATCGAGGCTTTTTCGTGATCTTCGTAGGCCGCGAGCTCCCACGCCTCATCGTACTGTTGCTTCAGCACGCCAAGTTTGGGCATACCCTCGGGGATTTTGTTGGCGATGTGGAATGACAAGCCCGCCGCCATCGCTGGGATGAAGCGGAAAGGCACATCCATCACATTCACACCATTGCCCGCATCCTGCGTGCGGCGCAGGCGCCAATACACGAACTGATACGGTTGCGAGCCATCTGGGGTTGGCCACACGGTAACGCACGGCAAGTTTTGTTGGTTCACCCCCGCGTTCGCGCTATGTGCCGCAGCGGTTGTGTTGTTCTGCCCGCGCACGCAGTTGTAGAGCGTATTGCCGGAGATGTACCCGTAGACAATCGTTTCTGTTCCGATCTGGATAAACCCAGTGCTGGGCAAGTTCGCCGTGCTGCTCAGCGGGATCGTGGTATCTGTTGCGCCAATGCTGCTTGCAAGGGTGTAGCCTGTGCTAAACGTCTGACCATCCAGTCTTTGCACCCAAACCTGAATTGGACGAGCCTGTTGCAGTTTGTTTGGGAGGGTTGCATAGGTAGAAACACTAATGCGTGTGATGGTCAAGTCGGCTTGATTGGAAGTGCTGTTTGCCTGCGTGCGGATGACGTGCTCAAGCAAATCCACGGTGTCGTTTGGAATAGGGTATGTGTTTTGACCCTGCACCAAGTTGATGGTGCCCGAGTCGATCGTCCACATGTTGATGCCGCGATTGGCCCATTCAGCGAACATGATGTTCAAGCTGCGGCGAGCGGTCTTCAAGTCATAGCCAGAACGCAACTCCCGACCGGCGCGTTCGAACGCTTCCTCAACAAGCTCAACAAGTTGAAGATTGAATCCTGCGGTACCGGAAGTTGTATTTGCCATGATTATTTTCTCCGATACTCGGCGAGTTCTGCTAGGGTTTTCCCAACCTTACCGCCTTTGGCTTTCTTCGCGGTTTTGGCTGACTTAATGAAAGCCTCATCCGTTGGTGCGCCTTTAGCACCGGGTTTGCGCATCTTTTCACCACGCTTACGCTTGGCGTTGATGTTTGCATACAACCCCACCTTTCCGCCTTCGGCGTACTCAGTGAAGTCGGTGTCGTCGCGGCGTGCTTTGCGCGTACCGCTTGGCATCTTAGAGGGGCGCACCGCCCCCATACCGCGACTGGCCATCATTTGCGTTTCGCCATTCCGCCGCCGCACATGGCTTTGACTTTGTCTTGCTCAAACTGGTGCCCAGCAGAATGCTTCATGAATTCGCCGCTATGGTGTTTGTGGCCACCATCTTCGTGCTTTTTCATGGCTTCGTGGTGCATTTGATGTGCAGAACCGGGTTCTTTCATCAGGGGTGCGTGATCCATTTTCATAAGTAACGTCCTTTAGTTTTGCCGCGCATTGCGATGCCATCGCCACGGCTTGATGCTGAAGATTTTGCCACGCCGCCTTTTTTCATACCAGAACCCATAAATTTCTGGTCATCTTTTTTGATGCGAGCATCTTTGACTACGCGGTCTTGACCACGTTCGCCGGAAGCGTTACCAGAAATTCGTTCTTTGATTGCGTTTACACCGCGTTTGACC